TTGCGTTATAATCGTTGTTTTAAAGCAATTATCATTGAAATATAGTGTTGCTTCTTTTACTGTTCCATCGTTAAACTTAATTTGCAGGCCGATAGGGTAGCTATCTTCATCTAATGTTAAATCAGAGCTAGACGCAACAACTCTAACATTAGGAGAATCGTTTCCCATATCAGGCAAAACAGTAATACCATCCGTTAAATCCTTATAAACAATGGCATCATCATTATCATCAAGCGCATCTTGCTTAATCGTGAAAATAATTTCTTGCGCATCATTTAATTCTGCTTCAGCAAGCCTTACTCCGTTTGCCATAACCTTGAAATCCAAATTAAGTGAGTCCCCGCGCTTAATAATAAATTTTTCTGAATCAGGGCAACTACAATCATAGTTAGTTATTTCAGCGTCAATATTTGCGCTAAAATCTAGCATTATTTCCGCATTAGCAATTAAACCGCCGGTAACTAAAGCAACTGTCATTGTTTAGCTACCATAAAACTAAGCATGCTGGTGCCAGAATAGGTAGCAGTCATGATGTAGGACGCTATGACATCGTTATCACTTCCAACGCTATCAGCATTATTGTATGTTCTAATTCGACATGTTAACAAGTTGCCCAGACCATCATAATTGGTTTGGTCTATGCTTTGATTTTCCTGGCAAAGACCCAAAATTAAATCAATTTTATCTGATAATTGCTGATTACCAGCTTGGCTTAAAACGCCATATAATTTATTTGATCCGCCATCACTTGCGACATAATAAATATCAGAATCAAATAAAGATAAATCAAGGCCGAATTTATAAAATCCGCCGCCAAGCTCTGCAATACTGGGTGGCGTCACGTTAGAATTGTCAGAAACTTTTTTAAATGTACTTAAAGTTAGGGACAAACCAGTCTTAGCATCATTATTAAAGTTTAAAGTGTATATTTTCGATGCCATTATTTATTTTTATCCGCCATTATCATTTTTTTTTTATATTTAATATCATATTGTTTTGCAACGCCACGCTTTATAAGATCATTTGCGAATTCATCCGGTAAATCATAGATAGTATTTGGCTGCAAAGCTTTAATAGGGGCAACCATGGGGTTAACATAAAAAAATTCCATTTTTTTTACATCACTATTCATTTTTATCTTCATATAATACCTTTAAAAATGGGGCAAAATTCGCCCCTAGATTTTTAAGCATTCACATCGGTTGGATTTGCTCTTGGAGAACCTAACATCGCGATCACCCCAAAAACAGCAGAACCAGTATTATTACTTGGCGTCACGGTATATCGTACATAACGTTTATCACCAGCATAGCCAATCCTGCGACATTTAGAACCAGTAGTATCACTGTCGAATTTAAACCCTGCTTCTGCTAATGTGCCAATTAAAAACGTATCAGGAACAGCGGCCGCATCTGCCAAAGCAGAATCATCGCCTTCTGCTATCGTGACGGCAAAAGTAGCATCAGCATCAGCGATAGCCCCGATATTGGTAATAAATTCCAATCCAGAATATCCTTGAGTATCTATAATTGCAGATACCTGAGCAGTATTATCAGAAACAGCCGCCGGAGCGATTGCCTGAGTTAAATAAATTTGATTGTGCAAATCAATTAACATTTTATAATTCTCCTAATAGATATTTATTAAAATTAAGAAGTAGCAATTTTCATTTTCTTGATAGCTTCAGAAATATAAACATTACCGCCAGTTCTCTTTAAAAACATGAATCTTATAATACCCTTGTCGAACTCGGTTGTGTCATCTCGTTTGGCTAACATTTGCATGTTATCTACGATTCTATAACCACGATAAAAATCACCGTATAAAATTGGGAAGTCATTGGCAGCAATATCTGGCAAATCAGGCGCCAAAACATATGGCTCACCCAAAATAGTAGAAGGATTGGCAGTAGATAAATAGGGAGTCCACAACGGCAAACCATCATCAGATACAATCTTTCGCACAGCACCTAAAGATTTTCGATTAAGCATAAACATTGGGTTATATCCAACCTTTAAGCTAGATTGCAAATCAACCATGGAATTGTAGTTGATGCCGCCAGAAACACCACTTGGAATATATTCTATATCTGCATTTGATAATATGCCCTGAGGTTGTTTGGCGCCATTTCCGTTTATGAAATAATATCCTTCAAATTGCGCAATGGCTTCCGCGACATCAGCATTAATTTCAGATTCCATGTTGAAAGCAGCATCATTCAACTGTTCGATCGTGCATCGAATTAAAGCAGTCATTTTATTAACTGGAATCTCTAAAAGCTCATATTGCTCTTGAGTTTCAGTCATCGTTCTGCCTTCAGCTGTCCAGTAAACAGTGACATTTTGCCCGCGCAAAGGTAATTGCACAGAACTGCTGCTAGTAGGAGTGACGCGCGCAACTTGGCGAATAGGACTTATTTCAGTGATTTTCTTGCCGATTTCTGTGACATAATCAGGCGGAACTAGATAGCCACCGTCAGGATTAATGTCAGTGCGCAAGTATTTCTTTTCTTCAATATTTAGCTCTTTATCACCAAACTTGATGAATTTTTTAAAAGCCTCTACATGCTCTGCTTTTTCTTTTAATTCTCCAGACGGCATGCGAACTAATAATTTTTCGATGCTTGAAATTTTATCCGCGAATTCAGCCTCAGACTTTCTCTTTGCGGCTAATTCTGAAACAACCTCAGCATTTTTTTCGTCTATTTTTTCAAAAAGCTTTTCAATATTTGCAACCTTTTGTAAGGCATCAGCACTTTTTTGGGCATGAATAGCGTGGAATTCTTTTACTGCCTCCATAATTTCATTGGGAGTTACGACCCTACCTTCAACTTTTACTCCAGTTTCTACAGACATTTTTTTCTCCAGGTGAATTGTGATTTTTGATTAATTTGTTTATTTCAGCCAAACAATGGGAAAAATCATTTTTATTTGACTTAAATGTGCTCACAGATTCACTCTGTCTTTTTACTAAGCTTGCCATGTAAACGGCCGCTTTGTTTGAAAACCCAGAATCTCTCAGGACTCTTTCTATTTCTCTTACATCTGAATTTTTTAAGAAATTCAGATCGATAATTTGATCTGCTTTTACAGAAGTAATGGATGCCATGGGGTTTGCGGGCATATTAACTAAACTGACTTCCCATAAGTCGACTTTTTTTAAAAGCATGACCCCATCGCTTGTCACGTCTGATTCGACAATGTTAAAACCTATCGACATTGAATCAATTGCGCCCATTTTCATTAATTCGCCAGCATCTTTTGATGCTGTGACATTTTTAGGAAGGCGACCAGTCATAAAAAGACCATTTCCATCTTCCTGAGCTGTATCAAATTTTCCTAGCGGCAATTGATAAGCGTTATGGCTCCATAAAAGCTTTGGCATTCTCTTTTTTAAGCTATCAGAAAATGCACCTGGCAGCACTACGTCTCCGACTAAGTCTAAATTTCCAAATGTAGAACCATAGCCTTCAAAAGAATAAAAATTGTCATCTTCAGAGACTTGTTCTTGTTTCACTTTAAAAGGAAAAATTAATGTTTTAAAATTTTTATCTTTCATAAAGGCGCTGGTATTAATGTAAAAGTTATATTGGCTACTTGATTCTGGTCAGTTTTTATCTTTACAAATCGCCAAGGATAAAAATCTGTTGGAAATAAACGAGTTGCTCTTGACGCTGAACTTAAAGCAACACTTATTAGATTACCCTGCGTATCTTCTAAATCATAAAAATTTGTACCATCCCTGCTAACAGAAAAATTAATAAAGCCCCCTGTGACGCTTGCAGGTCTTATTAATCCCACAAGAGTTGTCCCTGATAAAGATATAGATTCAGAAATGCCTGCTCCAGATAAAATAGTTGCATTTATCGTGTCGACCGTGTTCATTTGATAATTAATAATATTATTGCTCATCTTAACTTATCGCTCCATTAAAATATTGCACACTACATCTGCAGTTAATAATATTACTTGCGCTTGCGCCAAAAAACGTATCACCTGGATACATTAACATTTCGCCTTGCACAATAAATGGCATTGTTGCAACTTGTATCTGACCGTCTGCTTCATGATGAGAATCTCTCTCCCTGCCATCTAAAATAGTTATCCATTCTTTATTCAATAAAAGAGTATCAATACCAGAAAAACTAGATTGTACTGCTATATCTTTTCCTGCCTCTGCTGCGTTTTGCGTTTCAGTTATAGCTATAGTAGTCAATCTAGCATCAGTCGAAGCCTTGAAATTATCGCTTGCATCATTTGCAATCGCGCTTCTATCTATATCATCACTTAAAACTGACGATTCATCATCACCGCTTGATACTATATAAGTCGCCGTAGCATCAGAATATGCGCTAGCCAAGTCATTTTGCGTTGTGTTAATAATTTGCTGAGCTTGGTTATTAGCGTGATAATCAATATAAGCTTGATTATTATCAATTAATTTCTGCTTGTCTTCGTCTTGGCTATCTTTTTTTAAAAAACAACTTCTTGAAAATTTATTTCTCTTTAATCCATTAATAAGCGGAGATTGAAAATTATTAAATACTTGTAAATAATGTTCTGACAAAATATCTACAAGATCATTCTTGTAATTAATTAAATTTATTTTTGTCCCATCACTTACAAAACTTCTTCTTGCGTCATTTTTAATTTTTTTAAAAAAACCACTTGTTTTATAGATCAATTGTCCTTCAAGCTTTATTTTCTTTGCAAGCTCGCTCGCTGCATTTCTTGCTCTTTCTCTCGATGAAGAATTATAGGACATTATTTTTCTATCTTCGTATCATTCCATATAACATTTGACTCTTTCGCAGTCAAGCCATTTAAAGAACCTATCTTCTTAAATAATTTTTTCTGAGAATCATTATTCATAACATCATTATTTGGAACATTGTTATTATAATTATTTGATGCTGAATTTTGATCAACTTGGCAACCGTTCTCTATATTTTCCAGTGTGCTCGTTGCTGCGGGAACTAATAATTTATCGCCACCATCAGATAGATCATCATATTTTATTAATCCCCTTATTTCATTGGTCGTATTAACGGCTAACGCTTTAATATTGGTTATTTCCTGCGTATGCCTTGGCTGAAGCGCGGTTATTTCCCTGGGATCAAAGCTCAGTTTTAAATTTCCAGAATCATCATATCTCTTCATTAAAAAATTATTTAATTCTGAGAATATATAAGAAGCAAGAGGTATGACCGCATTATCATAAAGTGTTAGTTTAGCTATCTCATAATTAGAAAGCGTCATTGTATCAGTAGAAACTAACGGCAAAGGTATTTTATAAGTTGTGTAAATTCTGTCTTTTGCCTCTTTGCTCAATTTATAAAAATCCATTTCTTTGTTTGTTTGCGACATTTCCTTATAATCAAAATCACTTGGCATAAATAATAATTCCCCGGCATTACCTGCTCCCTGGATTGTCGCAAGAAAATTCTTCTTAATTTCATCCTGCTGATCTTGCCCAATCTCTGTTTTTAAAAAAACTATACCAGATAACCGGCCGCCCTTATTGAGAGTGGATAGATTATGTGTATTCGCCGCTATAAATTGTGACAATTCATAAAATAATGGGCGAGCCTTTGACATTCCATAGAGATTGCCATATTGCGGATTATATGAATTTGTCTGGTATATCTCTCCAGTAGCATTATTCTTTTGAGAATTAAAAAATCTAAATTGCAATGCATCTCTAAAAAAAACAATAGAATTATTGGAGTTTGTTACAGTATATTTATAGGCACCATAATCATTTAAACCCGGCAATATAGCAACGGTCTTTGGATTTTGTAAAAATATCTCTAACGGCTCAGCATCCACTTTCCCTGGCATATTGGTGGCAATAGTATAATTATTACCAGAGATTAGAAAATTAGCCGCGAATTGATACATAAACTTTGCATAGGTAATATTAGTATTAGGGTTGTTAAGTTTTTCTAAAAAAGGATGTTGATCAATAAATTTATTATTCTGCTTGTTGAATATTAATGGCTTAATCGACGCAATCTCACTGGCTATAATGTCAACTGCATTATAAAACGGTGATACTTTCTCATAATAATAGAAAGATTCCCAGGTGATTGGATACCATTCGCAACTATTTATGGGTCTTATAAGGTCATTAAACCAGGAATTGCTTTTTTTATTAAATCCTTTAATAATGGCTTTTTTTATTTCACTATTTGATCTTTTTTTAAAAAAATTCATCATTTTATCATGCCTTGAATATATACATTTCTTTCTGGTTCGCTGAATTAAGCATAATGTCTATTGCATCATTGTCGCAATCGACTTGGTCATCATGTTCCCCGTTTGGGAAATTCGAATGTTCTTCTAAAAAATCACTTAAAAAATCTGCATCTTCAGGCAATAAAACGTTGCCAGCCTCTATTTGTCCAACAGAATCTTGCGCCCTAGTCATTTTGTCTTTATTGCGCTTAATTGGCTTGATTGGGATCCCGCCTCTTCTATGCATCTCTTGTATTAAACCAGTTCCGCTCACTTTATCTTCAACATAAAAATATCTAACAGGAGCTAAATTTCTACTTTTCCACTTATTATATAAAGCTATTGCCTTTATTTTTAATTCAGGAGACTCTAATTTTTCTCTAATTTGATCTAGCAAATAAATTCTGCCTTCTGCATGCCCCCATACCTGAAACACTGTATAATCATTCTCTTCTCCAGTTTTTTGCGCCGTGTCGCCAAATATATTAATATATTCAAGTTTTGGCAAAACAGTATAATAACGCCAATAACTAACCTTATATATACTTCCCTCATCATCAGCTGGTTCTTGCTGAAATTCGGCAGCGAAAACCCATTTATTTTTTTCCTTTATTTTTAAAAGAGTCTCTACACTATATTTCTCTGGGAAAAAACTTTTTCCATTTTCCAAAGCTTTTATTTTTAAAACTTTAAAATTTCTCGAGCAATCTCCGCGCTCAAGCAACCCTGCTAGATCATCTTTAGTTATTCTCTGCATTACGCAAATTACCGGCGTTATTTCTGTTGCCGGCCTTGATGCGATTAATTCAAAAGCGCGCCTATTAGCAGTCTCTTTTTTCTTTTTACTATATTTATCATCTGGTTTTAATGCGTCATCAATGACCAATGCGCCATTGTAGCCAGGAAGACCTATTATCCCAGCGGGATATCCAGCCACTTGTCCGCCATTCGAAACAGCATAAATTTGGCCGCCCGCATCAGTTTTCCATATATTTTTAGCTTTGCTATCATATCTAACACCAAAACCAAACAAAGCTTGGTATTCCCGTAGAGCAATGATTTCTCTAATCTTATAAGAGTTCTCAAGCACAAGATTTTGAGAAGCAGACATATGGATAAATTTACATATTGGATTTTTTGCAAAACACCAACTAATGAACATCACTACAATTACTTCAGTTTTGCCAGATTGCGGCGGCATTTCAACAAGCAAATTAGGTGTTTTTAATAAATATACGTCTATTAATTCTCTTGCAATTTTTACGTGATGATCCGCAACGATAAACTTGTAGCCAGTTCTTAACTTAAAAAAATATCTAACATAGAATAAAAAATCGCTTAAGCATTTATTTCTTAGATAAATTACTTGGCTTTCATCGCTAAAATCTATTAGTGCATTTTCATTAAACGCTTGCATCTAGCTGCTTATCTAACTTTTCTTTTTCTTCTTGAGTGAGCGGCTCGCGCGTTACAACTGTTGAGGCAATGGTTTCTTTTGGTTTACCATAAACCCTAGTTAAAAGAGTTTCTAGACTATCAAGGCTGCCTTTTTGAATAGATTTTTGTATTGCCCTGGCGATTGTCACTTCTAAAGCTGTAGAGTTTTCGTGCTGTAAAATAATTTTTAATTCTTCGATATTCATAGAAATCATGTTTTGAATAGCGTCATTTATTTCTATCAATCTATAACCATAATTTTTAAGCGTAGAAACATATTTGCGCGGCCTGCCCTTAGGATTGCCCGATTCTCCTTTAACAAAACGATTAACGGCCCCCCCATGGGGTTGCGGCACTAAATTTATCTTTTTATTTTCCATTCTCGCCCCTTCTTTGTTTCCCCTTTGCTGCTTTTGAACACTTTTAGATGCTATTTGCCTTAACATCTCGCAACATAATGCTGTAGTTTTACAATGCTTGCCATAAAAATTACATATGTTATTATTATATTTAACATAAAATAAAAATTTTATCAAAACTATAAAATATAATATTGCTGTTATTGATATTTTCAAAGGGGTGATTATCTTGAAATTAGAGGACTTTTACACAGTAAAACAAGCTGAAAAATTTTTATCAGAGAAGCAGAATTGCAAAATTGGCATTAATTGGATAGAACAATTGTGCCACAAGGGCGCCATTCCCGCCGAAAAAATTGGGAGGATGTGGCTTATAGACAAAAAAATTCTAGAAAATTACACGCCTTCACCACGAGGGAGGCCATACAAGATCAAATCTAATTTTGAAGATAAATCAGAGGCTTTAACACAATGAATGTACTTCAATTGCCAATTAAAGAAATTAAATTTAATCCTAAGAATCCAAGAAAGATCGAAGAAGGCAAGCTTCAAAAGTTGGTTGACAGCATCAAAGAAGCGCCATGGATGCTAGAAATTCGCCCTATCGTTGTAGACGACAATCTGATGGTATTAGGCGGCAACATGCGGCTTAAAGCTTGCTTAGAAGCGGGCTTGCAAGAGGTCCCGGTCATCAAGGCAAGCGAATTAACTGAGGATCAAAAAAGAGAATTCATTATTAAAGATAATATTGGATTTGGCGAATGGAATTTTGAAGAGTTAAATTTAAACTGGGGCAAAGAAGAGCTAAACGATTGGGGCTTAGATATTCCAAATTTTGACGATACAAGCGCAAACGAAAATATAGGCGTAGACGAAATAAATTACACAATTATTTTAGAATGCGCCAGCGAATTTGAGCAAAAAAAATTATATGAAGAACTTGAAAAAAGAGGCTTTAAATGCAAACTTATGATGTAAAGTTGGAAAGCCCTATTTATAATAGCTATTTTTGCAAAAGAGCGGCTGATTCCCTTGATATAGATGTAGCCAAAAAATCCATACATCACCTTTCTATAAAAGCAGATTTAGAAACCCCTTACAATATTGGTCTAATCATTGGAGCTAGTGGATCAGGCAAAACAACCTTGGCAAAAAAAATATTTGGTGATGATTGTTTTAAAATCATTCTAAATGAAGAAAAGCCAATTATAGAACAATTTCCAGAAAATTATGATTATGAACAGAGAAGTAAATTGCTGTGCGGGGTCGGATTAACACAAGTGCCCTGTTGGCTAAGACCAATATATACTCTCTCTAACGGCCAAAAATCACGGGCAGAGGCCGCTCTATCAATGTGTCAAAACGAACTAACGGTGATAGATGAATGGACAAGCGTGGTAGATAGAACCGTTGCAAAGGTAATGAGTCATTGTATAGAAAAGCATGCTCGCAACGTCAATAAAACCTTGATATTACTCTCATGTCATTATGATGTCATTGAATGGCTTAACCCGGATTGGATCATTGACTGTAATAAACAAGAGTATATTGATAGGAGGTTTCTTCGGCGAGACTTCCAGCGCCAAGAAAGGCTCCAATTTGAAGTCAGGGGATGCGGAAGAGAAACTTGGAAGTATTTTAGCAAATATCACTATCTAAGCGATAACCTAGCCCCCTCTCAATATTTATTTGGATTATTCAATGGCAAAAACCAAATAGGGTTTATTGCATATTCAAATTACGTTCCCTATACTAAAAAGCAGAAAGACTGTAATAAAAAAATGATACTGCATGCAAACAGGATCGTTATCCATCCTGACTATGCAGGATTAGGACTTGGGTTACATTTGGCAACAGAAACGGCTAAAATACTTGCAAAGAGATATGATATACGCTGTAAATTTTCTTCTGCGCCGATGTATCACGCTATGAAGAAAAGTCAAGATTGGCGAATATTATTGTTAGAAAGAAATATAAAGCCTGTAAGAGTTAGTATAAAAAGAAAAACAGGCTTTAGGTTAAAAGTTAAGACTTATACGTTTTCATATATTCAAAACGAATGACAACGCAATTTTTATCAATAACGCTTTCTCCATACAATTCTTTCAAAGCAAACATCAAATTTTCTTTGCTAGCAAAACCATCTAGGAATGCCTCTCTTTCCGTCAATTCCTTTATTGTTTTTTTATAAACTTTAACTATCCGTAACTTTAATGTTCTTTTAAAGTTTGAAGCTGTAACAATAACATCTTTTTTACAACCATTCGGTATAAAATCCCAAGTCCTTATGGTTTGCGTTTTAAAACCTTCTTCAATTGCATCAAGATAAACGCTTTTAAATATCAATGGCCTCATTTTTTCTATCCTTTTTGATTAACAATAAAATCCTGGCCAGTGGCCATTAGAGTGAGCTAAACGATTATTGATACCAAGTTGATTTATTGCTAGTGCCGCAATTGATAACTAGATTATTGCTCCATTGGTCTGTGCCCAAGTTTTCAACTCGTTCAAATTGTTTTTCATCAAAATTATACATGCCGCTTAATGTTTTTTTGGCCATTTGTTCTGATTTTGCTCTAACCATGTAATACCCATAACCCCTGGCATTAGCCGCTGGATCAAAGCCGCCAGAATTTACAGTAATTCTAAAATTTGAATAGCCAGAACTTTTTCTCATTTTTTTATCCTTTTTGGTTGAACTTATTCTGCACCTAAAATTTCATCTAGGCGACTAGATCATCAATCGATCATGAGTATATAATATCAATTAATATCGCAACAGTCAACACTTATCTAATAAATATTCATACTGCCCGTTAAATATAATTGTTGACTATTATAGCATTATGTGTTTTAATGGCATCAAAACTGGTTGACAAAACGTAAAAATAATGAAAACAGACACTCCCATTGGCCTCACCGAGGCAGCACGAATAATCAATGAAATTTCCGGGCATCAGATTGACCGCGATGCGCTCAGAAACCAAATAATACGCGACAAATGGAAATATCCATCTTATAAGATAGGTAAGGAATGGTCTGTGATATTGTCTGATGTGAAAAAATACGCAAAATCATATAAAGGAATAAAAAAAGGCAGGCCGTTTAAGAATTAAATTTATATTCAATTATTCCGCGTCGAAATAGTTTCATAAATTCAGGAGTTAAATCTTTCTCTGCATATTGAGACCCCCATTTAACACCAAAAACATGGAACATAACATCTCTTGGGTTTTGAGCCGTTATCTTAACAATGCAATCTTTATCGTATAAAATTCCATCTATAAAGTGCATGTGATCCTGACCGAAAGTAAAATAATAAGTTTTTAGCATTTATTCACATTTTCTTAATAAATAGAAGCAATAGATCTAAGTTTCTGCACAAGATGCAAAGAAAGTGCCACATAATCATCTTTTTGCTGCTCTGACAATTCGGCATTTTCTCCTAGCGATCCATTTTCTCTTATTTCTTCCAAGGTATCACAGCCACCGCAAGTTCCATATGAAACACTAGTAGCCCAATAATGATATGGCAAAAGTGATTTTTCTGGAATAATGAAAACCAGCATACCTTCATAATTTCCATCATCAATTTCATGGATTTTATCAAAATCCAACTTGTCATCACCTATTACTTCAATAACCCATTTAACTAATTCCCCGTAATCTTTAGGATGTCTGGTAAATTTATTTCGCAATAGATTTTTACGGGTCATAAAATTATTTACAAATTTCTCTATCATTTTACAGTTCTCCATTTCATCGCTTCTTGTTTCAGGCCTCGCAATTGAAGCCCATAATAATAATAATAATAACACCATTATAAAAACAATAATTCCCCCCTCCACTACTCTAAAAATAAAATCATAAATATCATCCATATTTATTCTCCAATGTTAATAAAAAACTCTCAGCCTTTAACGCACAAAATTTGTTTCAAAACTGCCACTGGTTTAACTAAATCTCTCTGAGCTGCCATGACCGCATCAATAGATTTATAAGCCATAGGGATTTCATCAATAACATCACTGTCTTTTCTGCATTCCACGCCATCTGTTGATTTGATCATATCACCAACAGTAAATATATTTTTAGCCCTGGTGCGCGACATGGCGCGTCCTGCCCCATGCGAGCACGACTCAAAAGATTCTGGATTCCCTAAACCTTCTACAATATAGGATTTCGCGCCCATAGAACCTGGAATAATACCCAACTGGCCTTGGCGAGCTGAAACGGCACCTTTGCGTGTTATAAATACGTTTTGATTGTAGTGATTTTCTTTCTGCACATAGTTATGATGACAATTAATAGCTTCATCAATTAAAATAAATGGTTTTGTGAATTTTTCTAACGCATTTACAACTCTATTCATCAAGATATTTCTATTTTCCATTGCATAATTTTGCGCCCAATGCACACAATCAATATAATCATCGAAAAACTCCGATCCTTCTGGCAAATAAGACAAATCCTTATCTGGAAGATTGATAAAAAACCGCTCCATTTCTTTCTTAGCTTTTTCAATAAAATATTGTCCAATTCTGTTACCTATTCCCCTCGACCCTGAATGAAGCATTATCCAGACGTTATTTTCTTCGTCCAAACATATTTCCATAAAATGATTGCCACCTCCCAATGTTCCCAATTGAAAACAAGGGCTATCTTTTGTTTCAATTTCAGGATATTTCATGATTATGGGCTTAAACCAAAACCCCAGATCAAAAGAAACTTTTTTAAAATATGGATCATTTGGCAAGGTTTTTTCATTGTATTTATTAAACCCCACGGGTATATCTAGCTCAATCTGGTTTCTAATATCTCTTAAACTCTCCGGCAAATCTTCAGCTTTCAAACTAGTTTTAACAGCCATCATTCCGCAACCAATATCAACACCAACTGCAGCTGGGATGATAGCCTTATGTGTCGCTATTACACTGCCTATAGTTGATCCTTTCCCGGCATGCACATCAGGCATTAAAGCCAACCATTTATAAAGAAATGGCAATTCAGTCAAATTCCATGCTTGCTGCATTGCTTCTTCCTGAAAAGGCACCCCATCAACCCAGGCTTTGATTGGTACTTTTTTTCCATTAAATATTTTCATTTTTTTAAATACTCCGCCCAATCATCTGCTAATAAATCTCTTACATCCGGGAGAGTTGAATATTCATAAATTCCCCATTGTTTTTTTCTGCGTCTTGTTATGGCGCCACTGCACATTTTTATAAAGCGTGACAGTAGATATGCCAAATTTATCAGCAACAACGCCAGGAGAGCTTCCATTCTCGAGAAGTTTTTTTGCTTCCGCAATCTTCTCCGGGGTCATTATCTTTTTACGCATTCCAAAGTTTTTATCTTTAGCCACATCAAATATATCTTGCGTTTTCACAAATGTGGTTGCTTTACCGTTTATTATCTTTTTTACACTCTTCACTGCATATCTTTTTAGTAAATATCTCAATCTTCCGGCATGCAATTCAATGCCTTTATGCATTTTTTTTATAATTAATACTGCCTGTTTTAAAGTTATTTCTTTTTCATACAATGTTGACATTTTAATTTCCACCGTTCATCTTAATTAAAAAAATTTTCAATATTTCTATAAAAATCTTGCCTTTGTTTGGCAGTTAAAAATTTTAATGCATTGCAAAGTATCGGACCCAATGCCCCAGCACGTGCCCGGGATTTGCATTATGCGATTCCAATATAATTTCAATCTCATGCGTTATCTGATTGATTTCTTGGCCAAATTGTATTTGATTTTCTGTCATTTTTTTGTTCTGTTTATTATTTGCAAATTTAGAATATTCTGGTATATTACAAATGTGTGAGTGCCGCTGGTCAGCTCGATATGGTTTAGCCCAGCTTACCCATTTATTTTTATAGTGTCTGTGCGGCAGTTTATCAGTACCAGTAGATTTTCTAAGCTACCTGTGCGGCAGTTAAAC